ATTCCATATCGCACTGTAGACGCAACGAATTATGCTAATAGTCCCAGTAATAATCGTGATGCACCAGTACCTATGAGCTATGGAGATTTTGGTCAAGACACAACCAATGGAGACTTCGAGAATCATTTTGTAAAGAGTCATTTCCCGGCTATCGTAGTTGATAAGGAAGATTCTAGCGGCTATGTAAATGCCTTACCAGATACAAATAAGTCTTATGTTGATATTAATGGAGATACACAGAATAATGCTGTATTGCTTAATCAATTACATTCTAATAATACCTATATGGGATTGAGTAATGTTTATTTACAATGCGCTAATGCTAATACGATAGTCGGAAATGCATCCGCTGGATCAGATGACACCCCAGGTACAGATGATGAAAATCTTATAAAAATAAAAGGAAATAGCTTCTTTGGCTATTTTGACTTTGAAAGTGCTTCTGATTCTGCTGGTTTAACCATTGGCGAATTAACTGATAGAGATTTTTCAACCAATGAGTCGTTTGGAGTAAGTAACGGTGAAGATGAAATGTCTTTAAGGTTCCCTAAAATTCCTAAAGTCGGGATGCTTACGGCTAATAGCAAGGTTGATATAATAGTGAATATCGCTACTATTTCTGGTACAGCACCAACGCATTTTAGGGTTGAAGCACCAAATACTTCTACCAATGAAGTTGACATTTCTCACGCCACAGGAACACAAACTGTCGCTGCATTTCATACTTCTGCATTTGATGCTACTGATAGAGAATCATTAGATCTTACTGATACAGATATGGTGGTATCTATAAAAAGAACAAGTGGAACTACTTTCGCAGCTATTGCCCAAATGGGATTACAAGTGGAATTTAAACCAGATCAAAACTTTACCAGACCCGTATTTCAAAGAGAAGTAATATATACTGGTGAAGTTAATGATCCTGGTGGCTACAAAATCGTAAATACTGAAGTTGGTACTGCATTAACAGGCCAAAACCTGGATTATATTTATTATTCTGGCAAAGGTAGAGAGTACGGTGCCTGGGTAGATGCTGATTCAAGGATTAATGGTTATAACGAAGCTGCTTTAATTGAAAACCCAGTTTACATAATTGAGGACATATTAAGAAATGAATGTGGCCTTACTTCTACCCAAATAGATCATGCAACATTTGATACTTCCGGGAATACAACAAATGGGCACATAGACGATGCTTTTAATGATGCAATAGGTGATATAAAATTTGCCTTCTCTAATTACAAGTTTATTAACTCGAAGGAACTTATAGAAGGTATAGGAAGGCAGTGCTGCTCTTATGTATTTCTTGGTGGCGATGGAAAGTTTAGGATTAAGACACTTAGAAGGACCGATGACTATGATTCGGAAAATAAAATAATTAATTATGACGACATAGATCTAAAGGGCATTTCCAAAACACCAATCAGTGATGTAAAAAACGATGTGACTATCAATTATGCTTTCGATTACCAATCTGAATCTTTCACGGCTTCAAAAAATTCTACTGACGCTACAAGTTACGGTACTGGAACAAGCGGAATTAATCAAACATTGAAATTAAAGATGGATGCTTTTGGAATTTTAGATGATGATACTGCAACACAACTGGCAGATGCGTACAAAACATTATTCAAAGATCAAAAACCTGCCCTGGACTTTGTTTGCTTAACGCCGAAATATAATGAACTGGAAATCGGTGACATAATCAAATTCTCAAACTGGGATTCAAAAATTAAAATATATGGAACAGCTATGGGTACAGATTACTATATGGTACAGAGTATATCTAAATCCCCACAAACAAGTTCCATAAAAGCAATAAAGGTGAGTTAATATGGCAAATATGAATATAGGGACCCCAAGGTTCTACCCCGACCATATAAGTTATTTATTAAGCAGAGGTATAGCTCAAAATGGAAATTTTGATGTAGAAACCGGATCTAACTTAATAGGGATACAGAATGGGTCAGAACCAGAACTATTTGACATGAATCCATTAAATAAAGTGGATTTTAATACATCCGCTGCAACTAGCGATCATGTACTTATTAACATTAATACCGCTGGTGCTTTTAAGAAAAGTTTTGTGGCTATATTAAATCACAATATGGATTCTGCGGATGCAAAAGTAAGAATAAAAGCCAGTGATACAGAAAGTCATGTCCAAGCAGTTGATATGGGCAGTGCTACTGCAATGTCTAATCCGGCTGAAGTGGTTAATGCTGATGCAATAAGTTCGAGTATTGTTACTCCAGCGTCAGACGGAAGCACAATAGTAAGATTTGATGAATCTAATTTACGATATTGGGGTATTCAATTTGAAGGTGATGGGTCTGGTACATTTGATGGATCAACCGACCTTCATATAGGCTGCATCTTAATCGGTGAGATTTATGAGATGCCACACGCTCCAGACATGGCCATAACTAGATCTGTGGCTTACGATGGAGTAGAAGTCTTGGAATCTGCCGGTGGACAGAGATTTGCAAACATGAGCAATCCAGGGAAACGAGTTTCTTCTACAACGCTTTCACCGTTTGCCACATCAATTTATACAACATCCATACATGGCGGCAGAATCACTTATGACATGAATTTTAGCTTTATAGATTCAACTGATTTGATGCCTAATGAAATGCACTCTATTTCCACCAGTGATGACGCGGTAGTAGAAGATGTATGGAATAAGACTAATGGCCCACATATACCATTCATTTTTTCGATCGATAAAGACTCTGAAGGTGCGGATGCAGAGTCAGAACATATTTTCGCCAGATTTACTCACAATTCTTTACAAATGAACCAAGTGGCACCAAATCTTTTTAATGTAAAAATGAAAATCGAAGAGGAATTCTAATGCCGAAAAAAGGTTTAGGCGGCAAGTACTCCAAGAAAAAGAAGAAGAGATCAAGACGTAAGAAAAAGTAGTGCCATATATTGCCAAAAACCTGTCCATTACTGTCCTAATGTGACCAGGTTTTAATATATATTACATATTTTATATTAATGATCTCATCGTCGGTGAAACACAAATTTCATGCATTTTTCATGTTACATATCGCTTGATGCATGCCATCGATAAACGTACTAGCAATATGTGGACTTAGGTGATTGTGTGCCCTAATTTGCCAAATCATATGTTGTCACATCATGTGACAACATCATTTCCAGACATTTCTTTTCTAGCTTATTAGCTATATTTTCACGCTCAGTGTCGATAATATCATAATAGTGATCATACGTTATCTTTATATCTTTATGATTCATCCATTTGGATACTTTCGCTAGGCGCACACCGCTGCGGACTAATAGGGCACCGGCGGCACGACGTATATCGTGACAAGTGAAGTAGATACCGCTTAATTCTCTTAATTCTACAATACGCTTATCCACATAACTGGCACCAAAAGGTATAGGATGTGATCTATGTTTATACCCGGCCAAAATACTAAGCACCATATCATTCACTACAATAGTGTGCCTTTCATCATTCTTACGCAATAAATTAATTTCCTTTCTCTGCCAGTCTATATCGTCCCAAGTAAGATTATCTTTAAGAATCTCTATTTTACGGGCACCAGTGCTAAGATATAGTATAAATAGATTCTTAGTATCTTGATCTATTTCAGTGTGCATGATAGTGCGAATTTCCTCATCGGTTAATATATGCACCTTTTTCTTTTTAACTACTTCCCTAACTGCCACTGGTGTTGCAGATATAATCTTATTTCTCTTGGCCCAATTAAATGCCGATGAAATACCTTGTAGGTTATTATTAATACCAGATGGACTGTGATAGTCATAGTGATCATTGAATTTCTGCATTGGATTATGGACTACACCATCGACTACGGCCACAATTAAACTGGCTATCGGAGTGGTACCTGGAAAAACTTCAAGAAACTTTTTCAATGAGAATTCATGTCTCTTGAGACTCTTATAGCTACGCTTTTTTTGACTGCATAGGTTTAGATAATGATTTAAAAAAGAATCAAAGACATACTGGACCGTTACACTGTTAGGGTCTTTTACATCCACTGGTATGCCGGTTTCACGGCACATTTCCAGGCTTTCCAGTTTGGATCTTTTTTCTTCAGCGTCACCTTCAGCCATTGTAAATGTCTTGCGGTGGCGTTTGCCAGTATGGTAGTCATTCCAGTCAAATAACCAGCGCGGTACACCAAATTTGTCTTTGCCTTTATAAATTTTCTTAGCCATAATATTTCTCCTTTTATCTTGGTAGCCGTATCCAGAATACAGGATGACAGGATTCCACTTCATCCTTCATAAAAACCATTGGTTCATATTTTTCTGAATAAGACTGTAATTCAAAGCCATTTTCCATAATACGGATTTTCTTAAAAAACACAGCACCATTATTTAATCTAACAATCGCCAGATCACCAGTCTGCACTTCTACATTTGGTGATGCAATTAATTTAGTGCCCGCCACAAATGGTGGCATTGAGTCTGAACCTCGATTTATTGTTACTGCATACGCTGACTTACTGACACCCTGCGGCCTACTAATGTATTCCATTATATCTCCCTCAGTATATACACCTTTTCGGCCAGCGTCAGTGAACGATACGACTGGAACCATCGTGGACATACTTTCCATCTTATATGGATCAGTAATGTCATCCATCGGGACCAAATCACATTCCTGGCGATCAAGCGACTTCCATTTAATTTTGTAACCGGCATATTTGGCAAATACATCTAGTGATGTAGGTCGTATATTTTTTGTTTCACCTTTTATCCAACGATATATATGCTGCCTACTGACACCAGTTAGATTCGACCATTCATTAACAGATTTTCCAGATTCACTAATTATTTTTTTAATAGCATCATATTTAAACATCTTAACCCCTTCCAAAGGTTGTAATCTATTGAAATATATGGTGTCTAAATAGTATTTACAAACAATATTTGTAAAGTATTTATTGACACATATATATAATATATATTACGTTATTTTAACATTTTGAAGGATTAATATGAATTTAAATGAATTTCAACCCCTAGTTACATGGCTCCAAGAAAATGAGCGGTCAAAATCGTGGTTAGCACGACATATCCAGGTGAGTCCATCGCTTATGAATCTTATGCTATCTGGAAAAAGAACCATGTCTGAGTATCATAAAAATAGCATCTGCTATGTTACAGAAATGAAGTTAGATGAACTTTTTCCAGGATAACTATATATTACACAATGATCAATGGCTTTCAGTCAAAGATGCCGCAAAATACATCGGCATTTCTGAAAAATCCATCCGTAGAGCCCTAAAACCAGGCAAAAACAAAACACTTAGGATAAAGAAAGTCGGCAACATGGTAAGGGTGCTGAAATCATCTATCGACCAAACCTCGGAAATCAGACTTGATGGGCAGTGATCGTAACCTAACCCAAACACCCTCCCTTTCCAATTCGATTACTGCCCGTTCCCTTTATATAAAAACAACATGAGAGACATCCTAGCTCAAATAGGATGGTATATAAACAAGTATGGCTTTTCAGCTTCGCTTACCAGCATGGCCATAGTTTTATTAATTACATATTTCAGTAATTGTTAAGGGAAGAAGAAAAGGATAAAAAATGAGTGATGACCTAAAACTCAAAATAGGCGATAAAGTCCCTGTGAGAACAACCATGAGGGGACCGGAAAAGTCAGGTACCAATCAATATGGAAATTGGTACTTGTATCGCTTTAACCATAATGGCGAAAAAACTGCTTTCTTCGCCAGTGATCAAATGCATGCCAAACTCAAGGATCTGGATACCGATACTAAGGTAACATTGGTTGGTAAAAATAACCCCCAAGGCAAAGGTATGCATGTAGACATGGTATTGGCCAATGGCCATACTACGCCCACACCAACTTCCACACCCACAGCATCGATTACAGATACTATAGTAATCGCGGCTGCCAGTTCACTTGTAGGGACAAATTTCACTGAAGAAGTGTATTTGGACCGTTGCAAGATCATAGCAGAAACCTTCGATACGGTTACTGGCTATACCACTGGCAGTAAAGTGAAGGAAGTCGAAGAAACCTTGGTTAGTACATTTGAGGCTAAACCAATAGACCCTAGTGGACCATTACCTTGGGAAAATGACTAATAAATCAAAAAGAAAAGGCACCGGCTATGAACGAGAGTGTGTAGACCTATTCAAACAGAATGGTTTCAAAAACGTACAGCGAGCCTGGGGTAGCGATGGGCGATCCCTATCACCGCCTAGACCCCCCGATGTGGATTTGGTCGCTGACGATATACTCGTTCAGTGCAAACGACGGAAGTCGGTGCCGAAATGGTTGAGATTAGGAAATTGTGAGGTGGTGATGTTTAGGGCCGATCGCGATGAAAGTTATGTGATAATGAAATTTGATGATTATATGGAAAGAACAAAACATGATAGACTGGATACTGAAACGGCTCGAAGAGGGACTTAATAATGAATATTATAAAAGATATTATAAAAAGAAAAATACTATCGAGTCTATATACTTGTGCGAAGACTGTAATACAGTGTGGTCGATTGGCAAAGAAAGCTACTTCCGCACTGTTCATTATTACAGAGACTTTCCCAAGTATGGGCAAAATAAAAAGAAATGTCCTCACTGCGTAGAGAGAAGTGGTGTAAGCAAGTGATTGGCGAGTCAGCAGGGTGGTACCAGCCGTCTCTACGCAAAAGGACAGAGTTATGATTACAATCGCTAATTGTATAGCCAATCTATTTGTTTTTGGATTGGGTTTATTATTCCTTGGTGGCGGCTTAATTATCATTATAGGGATAATATTCAGAATCAAGGATATATATGATAACAGATGAACTTATACCGGTAAAAGACTGCGAACACCTGGAAGAAGACCGGGAACATTGGGACAATGGCGATCCATTTTGTTTATTGTGCGGATATGAGTTTACCGAAGATGACTATTGGGACAAGTTTTTATGAGTGACATAGTAAAACAAATGGAAAAGGAATGGCCGGAGATGACTGCCGAGTTCAAAAGACTACAAGAAGAGCAGTATATACTATTCTGTCACAAGCAGCACGATTACGGGTCCGGTAATATTAGCGTAGGTACGCAGTTAGAAACTGAAGAGGAAGTATTACTGTCACTAACCGGACTTTGGTTCCGCATGAATGACAAGATCCAGAGATTAAAGAATTTATTAATGAACAGACGAGAAAATGCAGTTGA